TACTCTGTTGGTGGAGAAATTGACTCTGGTATTCTTGCATCCTTCTCTGACGTTGCCGTAAATGATCTCATTAAATATCTCAAAGAAAAGAATTTCACAGAAGTCCGAAAGTGGGTGGTCGCCAACTTGGACAACGATTCTTCTATCATTCTTCGCAGGGTTTATGACGCCCTTTACTCTGTTCTACTTCCCCAGTCTATCCCTGCTGCCGTTCTTATTATTGCTAAGTATCAATATCAAATTGCGTTCGTGGCTGACCAAGAAATTAATCTCCTAGCAGCACTGGTTGAAATTATGGCGGAGTGTGAGTTTCAATGAACCCTTATAAAATTGATAATAAACTTCTTAAAGAAGTTCCAGTGAAAACAACTCCTGAGAATGTAAAAGAGGCAAATGAGGCACTCTTTTACTCTAAAATGAATTTACCGCAAGCAGCAAAGCATTGTGGAATGACTCAGAAAGAAATGAAACTTACCTTTTTTGAATACCTGAAATATAACAAACCTGATTATGAGCATGAAAAAAATTAAACCAACTCTTGAAGATCTTTACAATACATCTGTTCCTTTTAGGTATTCAAAACAAAAATATCAATCCATTGAATTGGATAAATCTATTGATTATCCTAAAATAGTTGTTTATGCTATAAATGCATATAATCAAATTGTAGGTAATCTTTCAAATTGGCAATTAAATAGGAAATGTTTTAATACAACAAGGTCAGTGAGTCATTCATTTTATGATGGAGTCCATTCAAACAGTATTGATACTGGATTAATTTCTAAATCTGCTGCTGATAAAAAAAAGAAAGATCCAAAGTTTGTAACAACTAAAGATCACATATATGTTCCACAATCTATGGTTAGAATGGTATTGGATAATCCTGAAAAATATCTTAAAGACCCTAACGATTTTTTTAAGTTATTTTATAAATCTTGCCAAACAAGAGAAGTTACTAAGGAAGAAAATGATTTGTTATCGAAATGTGTAAAGTCTGGAAAAGTTGAAAATGGTAAAAAATATGATAGAATTCAGATTCTATGCTCTTTGTCTCAAAGATACAATCATTGTGCTATTGTAATGCTTAAGAGGGAAAGGGGGCGCGGATGGTATCATAAAGATATGCCAATAGTAGATGCTACTATTGATACTCCTGAGGGTTATGATGAATATGAATCTCAGTTTATTGTTGAAGAGTTTGAATAGTTAAAAATATGTTATCTATTGAAGATGCTATTTGGGCAGCAGATCAATTTATAGAATACTATTCCAAGTTTAATCGTATCGATGATTATCTTCGTTACGTTAAACGGAGTAGAATGGATAATGCATCTGGAAAATTGTTCGGGCCTGAGGATGAGATTTTCTCCAATTTCAATCTTCATCCAAATGAAATGTCATTTTCAATTCATGAGGTGGATACTAATCCCAAAACAATATCCAAGTACAATCAAGATCTTTATTCGGAAATTTTGAATGATACTGCCTCAAATCCTATCGAAGAAGCAATTCCTGGTAGAACTTTGAAGTGGATCGTAACTGAGGATACTAGCAATAAGATAATTGGAGTAGTCCGATTTGGATCTCCAACAATTAATTCAAAACCAAGAAATGATTATTTTGGTGAGGTTATTTCACTTTCCAGAATTAACAGTGAGTTTGTAATGGGATTTAACATTGTCCCTGTTCAACCATTTGGATACAATTATCTTGGTGGAAAACTTCTTGCTCTTCTTGCTTCTTCCAATGAACTCAAGCGACAATTTGATCGTAAATATGGAATTGATCTTCAATACTTTGAAACAACTTCACTATACGGTACAACGAAAGGAGTATCCATGTATGATGGTCTTAAACCTTATATTAGACACATAGGAGATACTGAAAGTAATTTTCTCCCTCTATTTCATGATGATTACTTCAAAGAAATGTTCTGGTGGTTTAATAATACTGCCAATGGTGGAGAAAGACTCATTTCTGCAGATAAGTCTTCAAAGAAATTGAAGATTCAGACTAAGATGATTTCTATTATTAGGAATTCTTTGAAAGGTCATTCTAAGTTAGATGAATTTAATTCCTGTATCGAACACGCAAAAACTTTGACTGAAAAGAAAAGATATTATCTTTCTAAGTTTGGATACGAACCTCAAGAAGTCATCGAATGGTGGAAGAAAAAGGCATCAAAGAGATATGAAAAACTTAAGTCTGAAGGTCGTTTAAGGACAGAACTTGAGTTGTGGAAACATGGTAATGATTTGGAGATTATTCGATGACTTATGAATTGAAAGATTGGTTGAATTCTATCAACCAAACAAAAAATAATATTATGGATGAAGATCCTACATCTGAAAAAGAATATGCACCTTATATCATCAATCGCTGTCTTTCTGGGCATATTGACTGTTTGATGTTTGCAAATGAAATGAACCAATATCATTTCCTCCCAAAGAAGATGCAATATGACTTTTATATAAATAGTCTGAGGAAAAAGAAGAGATATTCTCCCTGGCTCCGACAAGATAAAATCAAAGATCTTGATTATGTCAAACGTTATTATGGATATAGTAATGAAAAGGCAAAACAGGCTTTGAGGATTCTTACTAAAGAACAACTAACATTTATTAAATCGAAATTTGAAACTGGAGGAACAAAATGAGTGTAGTTCAAGAACCTGAAGTGAAGTGGACGCCCGACCAAATGGTGGAAGTGATTCTCAATGAACCTGATGATTTTCTAAAGGTGCGTGAGACTTTGACCCGTATCGGAGTTGCTTCAAGAAAAGAAAAGAAAATCTATCAGTCTTGCCATATTCTGCATAAGCAAGGTAGATATTACCTGGTTCATTTTAAAGAATTATTTGCTCTTGATGGCAAACACGCAAATCTGACTGTAAATGACGTTCAGCGTCGTAATCGTATTGCCCAACTTCTTGCTGATTGGAGTTTGATTACGATTGTTGATGTTACTAAGATTCAGGACATTGCTCCTCTGAATCAGATTAAAGTGCTTGCTTATAAGGATAAGGGGGACTGGATTTTGGAGACCAAGTACAATATTGGTGCTAAAAAGAAAAAGGTTGAGGAAACTGAATGAAAGTGTGGGGGTTGTAATACCCCCCCCATCTTTTTATTCTTTTGCATATAAATAAACCGTCTACTACATCGGTTGAGTAGTAGATACCTGCTGTGGAAACACTCAGGTGGGATATGTTCCCATAACAACTAACATGTTGAAAGACAGTTAACGAATCTAAAGAGGTAACATGACGAGAGAAATGCGTCCAAATAATGCGTATGCATATTTCGCTTCTAATTTTGAAGAAACTATTGGAAGTTCATTATTTACAGAACCTAAAGTAAAAGTTTTTATTTTGCAAACTGGTGGAGGAAAATCTTATTATCAAGATAAGGAAATGCCATTAGTCCTTAAGAATGCATTTCCAGATATGAAATATATTTTTAGGTTATCTCCAACAAGAGAAGTTGCATATGATGGGACATTTGCTAATGTTGAAGAACTATCCAAAGAAGATGAATTTAATTTTACTTTCATAGATGATCCAGCCAGTAACAGTATTTTGGATGCTATCGGAAAAATACCAAAAACCGTTCTTTGTGTTTCTTGTACTCATACTTACTTCACTACTAATTTTGAAAGACTACTAAAATACGCTAAAGAATCTGTTTTAATTATTGAAGAAGCTCATCAATTCATTGGATGTGCTGATGCCGGTAGGGATGCATATATTATTAATTTTGGATATTCCTCAGAATATACTGCTGACACTTGGGATAGAATTGCACAATGGAGAGATGTAAATCCTAGAATTTTGGGATTTACCGCTACTGCTACCGAACATCACAAAGGTAACGATAAATTAACCGATCAGTTTGAAATTTGTGGTAAACTTGCACCACTAGATGATATTCTACCTTCCCAATCTTGGTTAAATAGACCAAAATCATACAGTTTTACTAAAACCCAGGGTATTGATTCGATTAAACCTGCAGTTCAAGAAAGTATTGAACTACTTTTTAAACGTGAAGAAATGTTATTTAAATTGAAAGAATCTGATCCGAATATTAATCCAAAACTCACTGCATTTTATGTATGTGGAGATTCAAGAGGAATTTGGGGATGTTCCATTACAGAAACCCGAGAAATAATTGCTGATTATCTTTTAACTGAGGGATTTGGTAATCCTTCGGATAAGATGATTGCTACCATGGTGGAAAATAGTAGTGGTGGAAATACCATTTGGGGATTGGATGGTTCTAGAGAGAATGTTGCAACTTCTTCTGAATTGTTTGCTAGATTGCAAGATCCAAATGATCCAGTTAGATTTCTTCTTGTTATTAATAGAGGTAGATCTGGAATTAATGTTCACAATTTAACGGCAGCTGTTGTATGTCGTGTCCGTGATCCCAAAGAAATTAAAACACCCATACCTATTCAAATTTTTGGCAGAATGGTAAGATTAAATGTTGGGACTGGTGATATTATTCGTAAAGAATATATTAATAATCTTGACAATTATTTAAAGTATTATCCTCAGGATTATAATGTAGATATTGAGACTGTGATTGAAACTATTAAAATTTCAAATGTTTTTGATATCTGGCATCCTAGCAATAACAAGGCAAAAAGAACTTGGGAAGAATCATTAGAAGAATTTGAAAAAGATTATGTTAATACCACTCAAAAAGGTTTTGATTATCTTTATAAGTTTACTGGTATGGAAAAACCTAATTGTATGAATCATAGTGTTAATAATGAACTTCCATTAAATTGTCCTTATTGTGGGGAATCTGTTGAGGATAAAATATCCGAATGGGCAACCTCTGGAGCACTTGATAAATTCTTCGTATAACCGAATAAAAAAGTAGGGAGTTCAACACTCCCTTTTTTATGTTTTCTGTTATAATTATATACGGATGCCGTAAGGATCCACAAAACACAAACTCGCTTTTAAAGGAGCTACTATAATGACTAACCTTGCAACATCACGGTTTACTGCGTCCGATCTTCCTGCTTTGATGGAAAGAATCACTCGCAATAGTATTGGAATGGATGAATATTTTGATCGTTTATTTAATCTTCACGAAACTACAACAAACTATCCCCCCTACAATCTTATTCAGGTAAATAATGTAGAGTCTCATTTAGAGATTGCATTAGCAGGATTCAAGAAGGGAGAGGTCAATGTTTTCACAGAATATGGAAAACTTTTTGTCGAAGGGCAAAAATCAGATACCGAATCGGATAGGACGTTTATCCACAAGGGAGTGGCTAGCAGAAGTTTTAAACGAGCGTGGACTTTATCCGACGACACAGAAGTCCGCGAAGTCACATTTGAAGACGGACTTCTACGGATCGTACTTGGGAAAATAGTTCCAGAGCATCATACTCGTAAGGACTATCTCTAAATAATAATACCTGAATGGGTGGTTCTTTTCAGGAGGAGGGTGAAAGTCCCTCCTTTTTAATATAAATAGTAATAACCACCCATTTAGAGTAGAAATGAATTATCTAAAGATTTATTGTAATCTCATCAGGAAAGCAGAGAATAGAAATTTACCTGAAGAATATACAGAAAAACACCACATATTTCCTATAAGTATTTACGGAAAAAATAATAAAATTGTTGTGCTTACTGGAAGAGAGCATTATATCGCACATACATTATTAGCAAAAATTTGTATTAAAAGATATGGTTTATATCATAAAAATACGCAAAAAATGCTATGTGCCATCATTAATATGAAATCAAAAGGAAGATATTTCAATTCCTTATTGTATCAAAATGCAAAAATAAAAAGAAGTGAATCTATGAGAGGGAAAAATCATTGGAATTGGAAAGGCGGTAATAAATATAACTATAATAACAAAGAAATATATAATACTAATGAAAATTATAAGAGATATGAATACAAATTAATATCTCCAAACGGAAAAATAATTACAACAACAAGTATGAGAAAAACTTGTAAAGAATATAACTTGGATCATAGACATATGAACTCTATTGTAAAGGGAAAAAGAAATCATCATAAAGGTTGGAAAGCGGAAATTATAAATATTTTATGAACCAAGTATCGTCGCCGCAGGGGAGCAACTGGCAAAATCCAGTTGACGCTCCCCCATTTTTTTGCTATAATATTGGGAGCACATAGAGTAAAATGTCAATCAAACTTGCACTATTAAAATCTGGAGAAACAGTTATTTCTGATGTAAAAGAACTTATTTCCGCCGAGGAAAATGTATGTGGATATATCTTTGAAAATCCATATAAGGTAATTACTGAAAGAAGTATTGTTCTCTCTGAAGAGACTGAATATGATGCTAAGATACAAGTATCATTAACTCCTTGGATTATCTTAAGCGAAGATAGGCAGATGCTAGTAACAATGGATTGGGTTGTAACTTTGGTAGACCCAATTCAATCACTTAAACAAATGTATGAGGAAAAAGTAAATGGACAAAACAATCAAATGTCTCTTACTGAAAGTTGATAATGTAATTGTAACTGAGATTATTGAAATTGGATCTGAGTTAGGGGAACCTGATTGTAAGTTAATCAATCCATATCAAATAGATGTTGAAGGAAATTTGACACCTTGGCCTGATGTAACTGATCAAAGAGAAATGATGATTCATTCTGATAGTATTCTCACTATCGTTGATCCTAAACCTGAAATTATTGAAAAGTATCTTGAATTAACTGCCTGATGTCGCTTCGTTTTTACACTAACGTTCAAATGGTCGGGGATCACTTCTTGGTCCGTGGTTATGAAAATGGTAAACATTTTATGACCCGTGAGAAGTTTTACCCGACTCTTTTTGTCCCCTCAAAAAAGAATACTGAGTATCAAACACTAAATGGTGAATATGTTGAAGCAGTGCAACCTGGAACTGTAAGAGAATGTAGGGAGTTTATTAAAAAGTATGAGGGTGTGGAGGGGTTTGATATTTCTGGAAATGACCGATACATCTATCAGTATATTTCTGAGACTTATCCAGAAGATGAACTCAAGTTTGATATTAGTAAAATTAAAGTTACAACAATCGATATTGAGGTTGCATCGGAGAACGGATTCCCTGATGTAGAAAGTTCTGCTGAAGAAGTATTGCTGATTACCATTCAAGATTATAATACGAAACAAATCCGTACTTGGGGTCTTGGTAAGTTTAATAATCAGCAGAGTAATGTAAACTACCGTTCTTTTTCAAATGAATATGATTTGTTGAATGACTTTATTAATTGGTGGATGATTGAGGAAAATACTCCAGAAGTCATTACTGGTTGGAACAGTGAACTGTATGACATTCCATATTTGGTTCGTCGCATAGACCGTGTTCTTGGTGAAAAACTGATGAAGCGTATGTCTCCGTGGGGTCTAGTTACTGAACGGGAGACATTTATTTCTGGACGCAAACATATCTCTTACGATATTGGTGGAGTGAGTCAACTTGATTATCTGAATCTTTATAAGAAGTTTACTTATAAGGCACAGGAATCTTATCGTCTTGACCACATTGCAAATGTGGAACTTGGGCAGAAAAAGTTGGACCACAGTGAATTCGATACTTTCAAAGATTTCTATACCAAAGGTTGGCAGAAGTTTGTGGAATATAACATCATTGACGTAGAACTTGTTGACCGTTTGGAAGACAAGATGAAACTGATTGAACTTGCTTTGACTATGGCATATGATGCTAAGGCAAACTATGCTGATGTGTTCTCTCAGGTTCGTATGTGGGATACGATTATCTACAACTATCTGAAAAAGAAGAATATTGTGATTCCTCCAAATGTGAGGTCTGATAAAGATTCTAAGTATGCTGGTGCATATGTAAAAGAACCGATTCCTGGTGTGTATGATTGGGTGGTGAACTTTGACCTTAACAGTCTATATCCTCACCTGATTATGCAATACAACATCTCCCCAGAAACTTTGGTGGAACAGCGTCATCCCTCAGTAACTGTAGATAAGATTCTGAATCAAGAAATTGATTTTGAACCTTATAAGGACTATGCAGTTTGTGCTAATGGTGCAATGTACCGTAAGGATGTTCGTGGATTTCTTCCTGAACTGATGGAAAAGATCTACAAAGACCGCACCATCTATAAGAAGAAAATGATCGCTGCCAAACAAGAGTATGAGAAAAAGAAAACCAAAGAACTGGAAAAGGAGATTGCAAGGTGTAACAACATTCAAATGGCAAGAAAGATTCAACTCAACTCTGCTTATGGTGCTATTGGTAATCAGTACTTCCGTTATTTTAAACTAGCGAATGCTGAAGCAATTACTCTTTCTGGACAAGTTTCGATTCGTTGGATTGAAGATAAGATTAATAAGTATCTGAATAAAGTTCTTAAGACACAGGATATTGATTATGTTATTGCTTCTGATACTGACTCCATTTATCTTAATATGGGTCCTTTGGTTGAGACTGTATACAAGGGAAGAGAGAAAACTACTGAAAGCGTTGTGTCGTTCCTTGATAAGGTCGCTAAGGTGGAACTTGAAAAGCATATTGAAGGTTGTTACCAAGAACTGGCGGACTATGTGAATGCTTATGACCAGAAGATGCAGATGAAGCGGGAGAATATTGCCGACCGTGGAATCTGGACTGCTAAGAAGCGTTATATTCTCAATGTTTGGGATAGTGAGGGTGTTCGTTATGAAGATCCTAAACTCAAGATGATGGGTATTGAGGCAGTCAAATCTTCTACTCCAGCACCTTGTCGTCAGATGATTAAAGATGGTCTGAAACTAATGATGAGTGGAACTGAAGAACAGGTGATTAAGTTTATTGATAAGTGTCGTTCTGACTTCAAAAAACTTCCACCAGAGCAGATTTCTTTCCCAAGAACTGCTTCTGATGTTCGTAAGTATCGTTCCCAGTCTGACATTTATATGAAGGGAACACCAATTCATATTCGTGGGGCACTTCTCTTTAATCATTATATTAAAGAGAAAAACCTAACCAATAAATATTCACTTATTGGTAATGGGGAAAAGATTAAATTTATTTACCTCAAAAAACCAAATATTATTCAAGAGAATATTATCTCCTTTATTCAAGACTTTCCTACAGAACTTGGTCTTGACAAATACATTGATTATGAACTACAATTTGAAAAGAGTTTTCTTGAACCACTTAAGTCCATTCTTGATGCAATTGGATGGAAAACAGAACATACAACAACCCTAGAATCATTTTTTAACTGATGGATTTGCCTATTAACGAAAAAGAATTGAATACGATTATTAGTGCTATGAGATTGGGAGGAGATTCTGCATTGTATCAAAAACTATGGACTTATAAAATGAACTATATCGATAAAAATGAAAATATGGAGAAAGAATGATGGATTTTCTTAAAGATATTGTAAAAGAAATTGGGGGGGAGTATACACAACTTGCTTCCGATATTGATGAGACAGAGACTTATGTTGATACGGGTTCATACATTTTTAATGCACTGGTTTCAGGTAGCATATTTGGTGGTGTATCTGGGAATAAAATTACTGCTATTGCTGGA